CAAACAGTTTCAGCAAAAATTAAAAAATTATCCTGGCATAACTTGATCCACTCTAATTGCTTTTTAAGAATTAGATCTTTTAATTCGTCTTCTGTAAGATTTTCTACGTTCATACCGTTTGGGACCCTAGTATATTTATGTATATTGCTTTGTAAACCTCTTTGCACCGCGCCACCACGCCTGGAAACGCGGATCGTAAATTCTACTTTGTAAATCTAGTTCGTTTTGAATTGTGAGCCTTGCTATGCGCAAGGTACACCAGTGGCGCGATTGCGCCACTGGTTTAGTAGGTGTTATTCGTTAGGTGTTAGTCCTTGCATAAGGACGCTAAACTTTTGAACAATGTTGTTTTTAAACTCATCAACAACAGCGTTGCCTTGATTTTCTAATATGTGCTTTTCACACTCACCCATTAACAACTGAAACATGATTTCATAATTAAGTTGTTTCTTAACTCCATTATCAATCATCATGTCTGCTAGTTGTGTTGGCGATTTCTCGCCAACCCTTTGAGCTAATACTTGAGCAATATTGATTAAACTATTATTGGGCATTGTCATCACTCCCAATTGCTTTGTACTCTTGATATTCTAATTCAGTACAAAACTTATTAAACAAATCGTTATGTGCAATCTTGAAATTTGCTGTTTCAAATTTCTTACGTTTACGATTTATTTTTTGAACTCCAAAACTATTTCCATGTTCGTCTTGAACAATGATTAAGTTTTGATTAGTTCTGCTAAACACATCAACAAGGTTTTGTTTCATTGTGTCTATCTCTTTATTAAGTCTATTAGACTTTAGCTTTAATTGAGCATACGCTAAGACTACTTTTTTTTCGTCTTGCTTTAGCTTTTTTATTGCGTTTGTCATTTTACTCCTTTGTTAGTTTGACACCATCTCTTATCAAAGTGGGATATTGATTGCAATAGTTAATTTAACTTTTTTTTATTTATTTTTTTAATTACTGGTTCAACTTCTAATTGAACAAAATCTTTACCCAGTATTTCTGACAATCTCCCCATCAGCTCAGTGACCTGTGCTGTCATCTTATCTTGTTCCATTTGCCCTTTTTTACGAGAGCGAGGCGAGGCGACATTGTCGCCTCGCTTTTTATCTTGCGAACTCATTTACCAACTACACCAATATTCAACGACCTTCTTGTCGTTGATCGCTTGTTCACAAAATTTTAAAAATTTTATGTCTTGCTCTTTGTACTCTTTCACAGATTCTTCTTGGAACTGTTGCCCCCAGAAAAATCCATCTTCTGCTACATAATCCTTAAAACCCTCTTGAATTTGTTCTGCTAATTCACGAGCAACTTTTTCAGTTATATATACAGGTGTGTCTTGATCTCCGTTAAAACCTAAATGAGCAAGATGCCCCTCGTGTTTATGGTGTTGGTTTTGTTCATCCCATTTTGCTGACATGAACTGTTGCAGTCTCGCGTGTTTTCTCCACACGAAAACTTTTTCGTTTTCTTCTTTGTCATCATTAAAGTATTTTTCCCAATCTACTTTGTGACCTCGAAGATGTGCGTGTTGGTCTAAACCCATATCTTTCTCCTTTGTTAGTTTATCGCCTGTCTTATCAAATCCCATATATCAATGCAACAATTATCTTTTAGAACCATTCTAAACTAGAAATGCAGACCATTTGGCTTTCCATCTGAAGTGCCAGCACGGGCGCTTCCTTTCTTGAATGGTATTACATTAGCAACCTTTTCCTTACCGAGCGAGAGAAATCACACGCTGCGCTCCAGCTCCTGAAGGAAGTTTGCGCTGCTGGTGCATGCACACGCTTTCTGCCGAGCGAGAGAAATCTAAAGACCAGCTGCTAGCGAGAGAAGGAAGAGTCCAGTGATGGCCAACGTCCCCGTTGGCCAGAGAACGAAAAAGACGAGCCACGCGATGACGACACTCAAACCTCAGCACCAGCTTCTGCAGCAGGTGCCTCCTGATCCTGTAGCTCATGAGCACGGACCTCTACCGCCCACCAAACGAGATCGTTGACGAGCTGCGCATGTGAACCAGGTTCCTTAGCAATCATTCCTATGTACTTTCCGGTCTTGTATCCTTCATTGTTTGCGTGATCATATAATAGCTCCCAAATCTCATCCTTGTGCTCTTCATAGAATGCAGTGGTCTCCCAGTAGTAAATGAGGCCACCAACACCTCCCTGGCATCCGTGTTTGGAAATGTCGCTAATTAGAAAACGTTCTTCAGCTTCGCCAGCGCGAAGCCATTCTTTGATCTTGCTCATATGCTCTCCTTTTGTTACGCAGGAAGAACTAGTTCATTTATAGGGCCGCGCTTCCTGCAGACCTTACATAAGACCTGATGGGATAAATGTCAAGAGCTTTCTATCAAAAAAATTTTCGCACCGATGCGGTAGCACCAGCAGGACTCCTGACGGAGTCCTGAAGTTTACGCTGCAGGATCCCAGCTCCTTTCTCAACGAGAAACGAGGATTGGTGCTTGACAAACCTAACGAGAAGCTGAAGTACGCTGCCGTGCCCAGCCCCATGCAAACTAACAAAGAGGGGAAGAAACATGGGGCAGGGAACGACAACGAGAAAACTTTCGAGCTTCACTCTGACTCCTGAAGGAGATCCAGGAGGTGCTGCTGGACCGTTGGCCATTTTAAAGGATACGAGAACGAGCAACGAGGAACCAGTGACCGAGGATCAGTGAACACGGACACTGGCTTGTACAGTTTAAGGGACTTCTTCGCGAGGGTCTCTTTCAAGATAAATACATTACCACCAGCTTTTACATATCGATTGATCCAAACTATTTGCCATTTATTTAGCTTAGGAAAACTGAGTTTATCTGATTTTAATTCTATCCAAAAAATACCTCTTTTATGTACACCATGAACATCTGGCACACCATTAATTGTGCTGGTTTCTATGCGAGTTAAAAAGCATTCAGTCAGTCCTTTTTTCGTTCTTTGCCAAAGTAAACTTTCTTGATTAATACTACGAACCATTAGGTCAGTTTTTTTGTTTCTTTAATAACTGAATTAGGAATTACAGTTGTATTACCAATTGTGTCAATTGTCTTACCATCTTCTGCAAAAGAGTAATCACCAAACAATCTAGTCACGCCCTTTGACTGTGAAAGTAGGTGGCCCTTTGTAATACAAGTGGCAAGTTTAGCTTTTTTAAGAGATTCAAAAGAAGTCCAACTGCTATCAGAAACAATATCAAACCACTCAACAGATACCATTGGGTATTTATCTATTTCTGATTTTACTCTTTTTGGAATTGATATTTTTTTTCTCATTAATTTTTACCTTTACAGTTCCAACTGATGTAGTGATTGTTGAATTGTGCACTTGGTTGAAAACGTTTAGCCACTCAGACCAACTAGCTGTTTTCAATTTCTTCAACGTGACTTGACTCAACTTCAATCGTTTTGGCGTTGTAGCCATCAATTTTTGCTGAGAGTTCAGAAAGCTTTTTTTCAAGTTCCTCACGTGACATACCCTCCAGACCAGTAACTCTTACCTCTTTTCTATCCACATATGCTCCTGCTAATTGACCAGATCTAAACTCTGCGTTAATAGCAGCTGCATACTGTTTATCAGTTTCTGCTTTATTAGCTATTCTCTCGAATCTTTTATAACGTCTGAGATTGTCACTCTCGTATTTTTTTAATTCTTTTTCAAACCTTTGATCAAAGTATTTTGCGACATGTGGGTTATGTTTTCTAGACAACAATCTGGAGGCAATGACACCATAATCATTTTCATTTTTGCAAACATAGCCTGCACGTTTAAGTGCTTCACCCTGAGTAATCTGCCCGTGATCCTGCACCATTATCTCCACAAACATTTTTTGTTTTGGAGTCAAATCATCTATTGTTCGAAGTTCTTTTTTTTTAAGTCCCATTACTTTCTTTTAAATTTATCTTTAACAACAGTTCTAGCGTAGTCATCTGCTGATCTGTGAGTCATATGAATTTTCGCGCTATTGTATTCATCAACATATAAATTTTGTTTTGATTTGCTGCCAGGAAAAAGTTTTTTGGCAACATCTCGTAAAAGTAAAAATTTTTTATACATACTTTGAAATAATTTTTTTCAATTTTTTAGATTGACCTGCGTGAGCTTTTGATGCTTTTTGTAATTTACCAGCTACATTTTTTAAGATTTTAATATCACCACCTTTTTTTAAAGAAATCATTTGTATTTTTTTCATCATAATTTTCTATTATATAGATTATTTCATCATAAAGTAACTACCCAAAAAACTTTCGATAGCGTTC